TATGCAGTTAAACCTTGGGCCAGGTATATGCACGAATGAAGAACAAATAACTTTAAATTTGGCAAATGATGGAGGTTTATCAATTTCGGGTGATAAATTGGCAATTGATGCATCTAAAACGACGCCAATCAACACAGCCGGCCAAAATTTAAGCGATAACGATGTGCTTTTAGTGAATGATGTGTCAAGAGGAACAATAACAAGTACGACTCTTTCTAATTTATACCAAAATTACATTAATTCAAAAATACCCCACCCCGCAGGCAGTCATAATGAGATACAACTTAAAGGAAAAAGAGGGTTTGCTTCTTCTGCTAAATTAACTTATGACACAAGTAGTGAAACTTTGAATGTAGAAAATAACCTAAAAGCAAATTCTATTTCCGTAGACTCAACGTTGTCTTGTACTGGTGCTATAATCAAGAATATAGCAACGATTACCCAGAGAAACTATGAAATAAAACAAAACGATTACACGATCATCTGCGACACAGTAAAGAACCCTATAAATGTGGTTATTCCACCGGCATGTAACCATGTTGGCCGAATACTGATCATTAAAAAGTCAAATACAGACAAATATAACTTGAGATCTTACCCAGTAAACATCAAAACACTTGAAGGTACCATTGATCTTAGCGATGAACATTTAATAAAGACTAATTATTCTGCACGTACCTTACAGTCTGATGGCACCACATGGCACATCATAGGTTCAAAAGGTGCGTGATATCTATTTAATATAAAGGAAACACATACATGGCATATAATTCCAACAAAGGCACTCAAAATTTTGGTGATATTCACTTCGAAGGAGACCCAGCTGAAACTCAGATTGATTTCGAAGACGATCTTATTGCGTTGAAGACTAAAAATATCCAGCGACTGATTGTATCCTCATCTGCAGCAATAACAGCTTCGATTGCCCTTTCTTGTTCTATGGGAATAACCGGATCATCTTTTGTAGGGGATGGTGGCGGTCTTACTGGCATTCCAGCTTCTGGTGTTGGCGCCGCAGGATCGAACACGCAGGTTCAATACAATAACGGGAACGCCTTCGCTGGTTCTTCTAATATGGTGTTCAATGGCACAACTTTAACAGTGGCTGGATTGTCTTCGACGGGAAACAGTATTCTTGGTGACGCCTCTGGAGATTCGTTAACAATTAACGCAGAGACAATTGATATCCCAAACGTCGCCGCTGGGACTGACAATACAGTTGTTGTGTATAATGGTTCTACGTTACTTACTGACGAGATTGATTCACGTGTTTGGGGAAGTTCTTTGGTGGATAAAGCCGGCACACCCACGGTAGATCAAATAGCTGTATGGGCCGATTCAAATACTCTAAATGGCCTTAGTACTCTAACATACAATGGTGGCGTGATGTATGTCGACGGTGCAATTTCGGGATCTGGTAACATTTCCGGGTCTGCTTTTTACGGTGACGGCTCGAATTTAACTGGATTGACACCGGCAAGTATCACAAACTATAATGGTGCCATAGATAACAGAGTAATAACTGCAGTTAATTCTAATACGGTTCAAGGTGAGGCTAATCTTACATTTGATGGAACTAAGTTGGGAATTGTAGGAAACGTTTCAGCTTCCTCAAATATATCAGCTTCCATGGTAACAATCGGAGGCGTCAACCAAGCAAACTCTAGTCTTTATGTCAAATCACCCTCCGACAACGCAACGGTCGTGTTATTCAAGTCTCCATCACATGACACCCTTATGGCCATAACGGGCTCTGGAAAAGTCGTAATTGGAGGCCTTTATCTAGACGGCAAGTTTAATGTAACAGGTACCGTAAACGATAAGCTTATTTCTCTTAAAAGCGATACCGGCGAGGCATTTTACGTAAGCGGTAGCGGAAACACGTTTGTTTCCGGCAATATACAGATGCACACTAATCGACCAATGATAGAATTTACTTCCAGTCATGCTGCATCTTCTGAAGGGCAAATAGGAATCAATAATGCTGGAAACATATTGATTCAAAACAACACAAATAACCAACATATTGTTCTGAAAGCAAAAGACAATGGTGTAATTCGCGAGGGTTTTCGTCTAAATGGGGCGGTACCAGAGGTTGTAGTTAATGAGGGCGATGATTCGTTGATTAACTTTAGAGTGGAAAGTAACAACAATACACACATGCTGTTTGTCGATGGTGGCAACGAGAAGGTGGGTATTAATACTAACAGTCCTGCACAAATTCTTGATATTAACGGTGATACAATTAGGTTGAGGTCTCAAAGAACAATTCCAACCGCAAGTACACTTGGAGAAGCTGGTGAAATTTGCTATGACGCCAACTACATCTACATTTGTATCGCTACCGACACTTGGAAGAGGGTGGCTTTGTCTACTTGGTAGGCTAATTATTAAAAATGGATTTTGCGTAAGATTAACACTACTTATTTGTGAACTATTGTCACATTAGGAGCCATTTTATGTCTAGTTTGCTAAACGAAGCAATTGTCGATGCAAAAGCATTGCGCGAAGCAGCATTAAAAAATGCCGAAACAGCGGTTATTGAAAAGTACTCGCAAGAAGTTAAAGAAACCTTAAATACTTTATTGGAGCAGGAAGATGAAGATCCTCTTGGCGCCGACGCTCTTGGTCTTGAGGCCGACACAGAAGCACAGCCAGCAGACGCAGTAGATATTGACGAAGACAATGAAATCCCATTAGCCGCAACCGACAACTTCTCAGAGTTAGACGGCAAAAACTTAAATGATTTTCCCAATAGCGGTGAGTCAGTTGAACTTAATATTGATCTTGGAGCGCTCCAGGAAGCAATTTCTGAATTAGGACAAGAATTAAACGAAGAAGCTGAGCTTGAATTTACTGCGGAGGACTTATCGGATATTTTATCTGAAAAAGCAAAAGGCAAGTATGATGACGGTGATGGCAAAGATGAAAAGTGCGATTACGTCGATTGCGAAGGCGAAGGTGAAACCGTCGATGAAAACCTTGAAGAAGAAGCCGGTGATGCTCCTGGCGCACCAGCAGATCCTGGATCCTTTGCAGGAGAGGAAGCCGACGAAGAAGAAGATGAAAACGACAGTGCCAGTGCCTTAGCCGGAAGCGCCGCGGCAGTAACCGCAACAGATGCTGCACAAAGGGGCGCCTTCGAAGAAGGTATCGACCCAGACGAACTGGTCGCGGCCGTAATGGAGCGCCTTACAGTTGATATGGGTGCGAGCCTTTCAGGTTGGGCCGGACGCTCATCAGACAGCATTGAATATGAAATTGAAAAAGAACTTGCACACAGAAGAAGTACAGATGTGCAAGAGGATTTAGAAACTATGAAAAAAGCGCAAGAAGAGTTGGTGTTTGAGAACAAGCAACTTTCCGAACGCAATGAACAATATAAGCAGGCCGTCGAAGAATTGAAAGAAAGTCTTCAAGATGTTAATCTTTCAAATGCACGACTGCTTTATACGAACCGTATTCTGAGAAATACCTCCTTGAATGAGCGACAAAAAGAAAAGATTGTCGAAGCGATTTCCAACGCGAGTTCGGTACCGGAAGCACGTACGATTTTCGAAACGCTTCAGAGCACAGTGGAGGCGAAGCCTAGGCAACGCCCACAATCACTGAGCGAGGCAATTGGTCGTAGGTCTTCTACTATCAGGGCTTCTCGTAAAGAGACGCCTTCATCCGATCCTTTACAGGAACGTATGAAAAGATTAGCTGGAATCAAATAATCATAATAATTTAAGGAGGTGATTTTAAATGTCTGGTATTGTTGAAAGATTGACAGAAGGTATTGTCAATCGCGACATGCGTGCCGAAGGACACGCATTATTATCCAAATGGGAGAAGACCGGTCTACTCGAAGGTTTAGACAACGATCGTTCCCGTTCTTCAATGGCTCGTCTGCTTGAAAACCAAGCAAAAGAGCTTCTCCGCGAGGGTTCCACCATGAGCGCTGGAGATGTCGAAGGTTTTGCCGCCGTCGCATTCCCCATCGTCCGTCGTGTTTTCGCGGGCCTGATCGCTAACGATCTTGTTAGTGTTCAGCCAATGAGTCTGCCTAGTGGTCTCATTTTCTTCCTTGACTTCACATTCTCGGGAGATCTTGGTGGTACTGAAGGGGCTATAACTGACCGCTTCGGTAACCTTGCCAATAAGTCGATCTATGGTACAGATCGCGTTGCTGCCCAAATCACGGGTGGTGTTAACCTCGTTAGCTCAAGTGGTGCTGACCTTTCCGGTCCTCGTACTGTTTCGGCACGTGGTTACGCATACGGTTCTCCGACTGGCTCTGTCTCGTCGGCCGCCGGCGCAGCAACAGCAGTAATCAAGTCGACTGTTGATGGAAGTACAAGCCAAAAGGGTTTGCCATCTATCCACAACATGTCCGATGCCAACAAGAAGTTGATCGAGTATGATGCCGATCTTCTCGCATTGTCTGGTTCGGGCACTGACTATCAGGTAGCTGTTATCGACCTTCGCAAGTCTGAGTATGACACCGCGCAGGCTGATTTCAACAACTTGGGTGCTTTCACCATTAGCGCATCGGCGGCTTCGGCTTCGTTGGGCAAGGGTGGTGGCTTCGAGCAAGTTCGTCGCCTTACCCGCGTCGTTCCTGAGTCTGAAGCAGCGACTACCTCTGGTGAAGCGGTTCGTGTTGTGTATGTGCGTGTTTCTGGAGCTGTGCAGGCCACTTCTGTGGATGCTGCGGTTGTTGCGGAAGTGCCAATTGTTGATGATTTCATCGCTGGCGGACCTGTTGGTTCCGTTCTCGCTGATGCAACTTGGGGTCTTGAGAACAGTGCTGATATCCCCGAGATCGACATCAAGGTTGACAGCATCGCTGTTACCGCTCAAACGAAGAAGCTTAAGGCTAAGTGGACACCGGAGTTAGGTCAAGACCTTAACGCCTACCACAACCTTGATGCTGAAGTTGAGCTTACTTCAATTCTCTCTGAGCAAGTTGCTCTTGAGATTGACCGCGAGATCCTTGGTGATCTTGTTGGTGGTGCTACCGCTGCTACCTATTACTGGTCGCGCTCTCCTGGCCTGTTTGTCTCCAAGACTACTGGCGAAGAGATTGGTGCTAACACTAAAGCCCCGGACTTCACAGGTACTGTGAGTGAATGGTATGAAACCCTTGTTGAGACAATCAACGATGTTTCTGCTCAAATTCACCGCAAGACTCTTCGTGGTGGTGCTAACTTCGTCGTCTGCGGACCTGAAGTTGCAAACATCCTTGAGTTCACCGCTGGATTCCGTGCTAACGTAACTGCTGACGCTGAAACCGGCTCAATCGGTGCAGTCAACGTCGGTTCACTGAGCAAGAAGTTTGATGTCATTGTTGACCCATACTTCCTTCGCAACGTGATCCTCGTTGGTCGTCGTGGTGCCTCTTTCCTTGAAAGCGGATACGTGTACGCTCCATATGTACCACTGCAAACTACTCCTACGATCTTCGGACCAGAAGACTTCGTGCCACGTAAGGGTGTTATGACCCGTTACGCGAAGAAGATGGTTCGTCCAGATATGTACGGTCTTGTAATTTGTCGCGGATTGCTTGGTGAGAGTGGCTCCTAAGTCATTTAACTAAGGCAGAATAAAAAACCCCCGTCTTTATGGCGGGGGTTTTTGTATGTGAGGACACTACTTAGAGATAGAGCAAAGAATACTTATAATTCGCTACACAAGGAGAACTCTTAAAATGCCCTACAATCCCAATATTGCGCGTCTTAAAAAGATGCTGTCTGAGGCTACAATGCCAAGCCTTACGGCCACGACTACTACGGCCACGACTGCTACGGTCACGACTGCTACGGCCACCACCTTGACGGTGAGTGGAGTGCAGACCCACACTAATGGATCCGGCGCTTACATTAACGGTAAAAACTCAGTAACCAAACAAGTTGAATTCACAGCCGCTTCTGCTAATATTGATTCAGGGGCAATCTATATCCCCGGAAACTCCTTGATTACCAAGCTGACAGTTGTTTGTGTTACCGCAGCGTCTCAAGCTGACGGCAACATTACAGTTCAAGCCGGCACAACCGCCGGCGGCGATGACTATGCCGCGGCAGTCACTTTCGAGACGGGAACCAGTGTTAATGGCGGAAAAGGTACTTCAACCG